ATGTGGATTTTGCAGATGTCAAAACCATTATGTCTGATTCGGGCTCCGCGCTGATGGGAATTGGTCAGGCGAGTGGAGAGAATCGCGCCGCGACCGCGGCGCGAATGGCCGTTTCTTCGCCATTGCTCGAGACCTCCATCGATGGCGCAAAAGGCATCCTCTACAACATCATTGGAGGTTCTGACCTGTCGATGAGTGAAGTGTCAGATGCATCAATGATTATTGCTAGCGCTGCTGCGCCCGATGCGAACATCATCTTTGGTGCTACCATCAACGAAGAACTGGGCTCCTCGATCAAAATCAGCGTGATCGCCACCGGTTTTGATGAACGCCAGCTTGGTTATGCAGCCTCAAACAGACCTATTTTTGGTGCGTTTAGTAAGGATTCTCAGACACGCCTCTCCCGGCCCACAACGACGCCAAATGCATATCAAAATTCTTTTGCTTCGGAGCCCGAACCTGCCAAAGAGCCGAAAATCGACCGCGCGCCAACCTCTTTTACCCAACCCGTGCTCAATACCGCGAATACCAGTGTCTCTGGATCGGTGGGCGAGGGCTTTGGCATGAGCTCAAGCTTGTTTGGTCAGCCTATTATCCAGCGATCGCAACCAAGCTCACAGACAAACACAACTTCCACGAACGCTCCAGTGGGCCAACCTCCGTCAACAGATCAGTCTCAGAAATCTTCTTCTTCAGCGACCTTACCAACTTCTCAAGTTGGCGGTGCGAATGAGTTTGAAGATGAGTTTGATGTTCCCGCATTTCTAAGGAACAAAAAATAACCAAAAAATCTCTCCGAACTTGTATGAATGTACGCTCACACTCGACTCTCCCAGTCGAGTTTTTGTTTTCCGGCAGTCGCGAGCAAGTATATCGGGCTCACGACTATGCGCACATGGCCAAAAACACACCTCCAAAAGAGCAGAAATGCTCACATCTTAGCCAACCTCTTGTATGACAAGGGTGTTGGTATAGACGAAATTGGTATCAGGCTTGGTATGACCCATGACGAGGTCAAAAAAACATACCCCAGAACACTTGGATACTCTCATACCCTTCTAAGGAACCATATTCAGCTTGTAGCGCTCTGGCAGCGGACGCATCCAAAGTTGGCCGATATATTCCATAGGTGGTGGACGTTCCCCCATCTCACCTTTGATCAACTTGTGGAACACGAAAGGGAAAAGTCCCACGACCCAGACTTTTCAGAACCTGAATATGAATAACCAACCGCTCCAACTGAGAAAAGCGCAGAAGCAGAAAGCGAAGCTGAGAATTGGTTTAGCCGGCACGAGTGGCTCTGGCAAAACATACTCCGCATTACTGCTCGCTAATGGTTTAACCAGTTGGGAAAAGATTTGTGTGATCGATACCGAAAATGGTTCAGCCGATCTTTACGACAGCTTAGGTTCTTACAATGTAATCACTCTGGAAGCTCCTTTTAGTCCTGAACGGTACATTGAAGCAATCAAAGCAGCAGAAGCAGCAAGCATGGAAGTCATTATCGTCGACTCCATTACCCATGAATGGGATGGGAAAGGTGGTTGCTTAGAAATTGTGGATCAACTGGGTGGACGCTACCAAGATTGGTCGAAAGTTACTCCTCGTCACTCTGCCTTTGTCCAATCAATTCTTCAAAGCCACTGTCACGTAATTACCACAGTTCGGCGCAAACAAGATTATGAAATGACCAAAGATCAGAATGGCAAAATTAAAGTGGAGAAAGCTGGCCTGAAAGAAATTACGCGGGAAGGATTCGAGTACGAGTTGACACTCTCTTTCGCACTGAATCAAAGCCATCTGGCTTTAGCCAGTAAAGATCGGACTGGGGTGTTCGCCGATAAGCCGGAGTTCGTGATTTCTGTTACCACAGGTGAAACACTCAAGAATTGGGCGGAAACAGGAGTAACGGACATCATGGTTGACGACAAGCAGCTTGAAGAAATTAAAGAATTATTGAAACTCAAAAATAAAAAAGCACAGCCGATCCTTGATCACTACCAAGTCAAAAAGCTGACTGAGTTAACCATGAAGCAAGCAGCCAACGCCATTTTCAGTTTGAAGAAACACCCGGACTATGACCCAGTTGGCGATCAAGTCGCCAATGATGTGATGGAGGCACTGAGCACATGACAACCCGATTTGATCAAGCATGGACCTTCCTAAAAACAGCACTCAACGCGATTGGCGAAATTGCATTATTGGATCAGTCCGAACTCAAAGAGCTTGAGCAAATAGTCACAGACGAATTACAGAATTTAGAAGACGAAAGTAAGGACTTCTGACTATGAAAAAAATGTTGTACTTCACCACAAAACCCACTGTGGCCAATGATCCAAAGTCTGGCACTGCAGAGATTGCCGGCATTATTGAGGTCGATGGCACAGTCAAAGAGGAGTTTCATTTTTCTTTTGACACTGATTCTTTGATGGCTCTCGCACAGTTCACGGCCAAGCTGCGCAAATATATTGATCCATATGACAAAAAGGATAAGTTCTACCCCGCTGGCTACAACATGCGGTTTCAGCTCAATGGCTTGCAAACCCTATTTCAAAAACACGGCCATTCATATTTAGGCAGCTACCTCAATTGGAAAGCCGTCGATTCACTCAATTTGGCGCATTGTTTAGATTTTCTTGGTGTTCTGAGCCTTGAAGATTACAAACTGCCAACTTTATTAGAGCGATATAAGTTAAACCCCAAAGAAAACGATCTGCTCTCTGAAATTCAAGAAACCCGAGTGCTTGTTCGTACCATGATCGGCATTTTATGTAATAAAAAGGAGATGCTATGAGCGAAAACATCGAACTGGTGAGAATCATGAATGCAGACATTGTAGTAGAAGAACATGGCTATCTTCTTCTCGAGATAAAATGCGACTGCCACGGAGAAATAAAGCACTTTCGTCATTTTGATGTTGACGCTATTTTTTTGAAAAATCTCTTTGAACGGTGCAAAGTACAAAAACTGAGTGAGTGTATTGGGAAAAGTGTTTGTGTAAGTGCAGAGACATTTCAATGTGTCTCATTCTATCCAGTTGTTGAGTAATCAGGAGATGAATCATGGCGCAAAAACGGATGATCGACAAAAAGATTAGTGTGTCTGAGCAAGTAGCAAACTTGCCAATTGAAGCACAACTCCTGTTTACCTGGATGATTCCGCACGCCGATGATGTTGGATTATTACCATATTCCGCTCGAACGATTAAAGCGTTGGTCATCCCATGATTGACATCAGTCTGGAAACCATTGGTAGTCATTTGGAAGCCATGGTCAGGGAAAACCTCGTCACGGTCTTCCAGTATCATGGAGAAAAATACTTCCGTATTGCAAACTTTGACCAAAACCAAGTGCTCAGAAGTGATCGACAACCACAAACCATTTTGAAAGTTGAGCTGACATCAGACTGTAGAAGTTCGTGGGAATTCCTCGCCACGTTGTTGGCCGGCAAAGACATTGCCACGCATGTGGTTGTCACTGACAGTCAGATGGATAACACTGCTGGGGAATTCCCCGCTGAAGTGAAGAGAAGGGAAGAGAAGCTAAGTAATACTGGCGAAGCACCTAAAAAAATTCAAACAAAAAACGACGTTGCCACTGTGCTGGCAACCAAGTATCACTTTGAACCACCCAATACAATCAACACTCATGTCTCCACTGTGTGGCAGGAGAAGGCGCTTCGATACGCAAAAGCGCTGCATCTTGATCTCAAAGAGGAGGTCATGGCTCGCTGGATGAAGATGTTTAAGCAAGCCCATGAAGGCAGGAAGTCCGGGAATCTTGATAAGGCCTACTCATACCTCATTGACTACGAGGGAAATCTGAATGACGAAGAAAAACTCAAATATTTCTTTCACATTTATGAAAACGGATTAAAAAGCTATTCCATATAGGAGGAATTATGTCTGATCACAAAATGATGTGGCCAATTGAGAAACTGAAAAACTGGGACAAGAATCCACGTACCATCAGTGATCAACAACTTGAACGATTGAAAAAACAGATTCAAAAATTGGGCCAGTACAAACCGCTCGTGATTACCCCTGACGGCACGGTGCTGGGTGGCAATATGCGCCTCAAAGCATTTCAAGAGCTTGGCATCCAAGAAATCTGGGTGTCGATTGTCGAACCAAAAGACCTCAACGAAATGCTGGAGTTTAACTTATCCGATAATGACCGTGCCGGAAAATACGATGAGGAGTTGCTCCATGAATTAATGCCTGAGTTCGATCTGAATTGGAGCGAGTGGTCAGTGGACACGCTCGAACCTACACCGATGACCGATTTATTCGCTTCTCCATCGAGCACTTTGAATGACAAAAGTAGTGAAATTGACGTTGAAACCATGAAAGGAGAACTCAATGCCACCTGCCCAAAATGTGGATTCCAATTCACACACAACTCGACATAAATTTCCATACACTTGGCAAATCAAAGGTGGCTATCCCGCCCAAGGCATCTTTGATCATAAGTTAAAAGTGTTTTCTACTTTTGCCTGTGGTGGTGGCTCATCGATGGGATATAAGCTGGCTGGGTATGACGTCATTGGTTGCAATGAGATTGATCCTGAGATGATGAAGGTGTATCGGGAAAATCATCACCCTCAACTCTCATATTTAGAGGATATCCGCACGTTCATCAATCGAAGTGACTTACCTGAAGAACTGTATAACCTCGATATTTTGGATGGTTCACCACCTTGCTCAGTCTTTAGTATTGCCGGTCAACGTGAAGATGCCTGGGGCAAGCAAAAGAAATTCCGTGAAGGCCAAGCCGCACAAACACTCGATGATCTGTTTTTCGAGTTCATCAAACTCACCAAAAAGCTCCAACCCAAGTGTTTCGTGGCGGAAAATGTCCGTGGCCTGATTGCTGGTAACGCCAAAGGCTATGTCGTGGAAATCATTCGTAAGTTTGAAGAAGCTGGGCATAACGTCCAGTTATTTCTTCTCAACGCTGCAACGATGGGTGTTCCCCAATCACGCGAACGAGTCTTCTTTATTGGTCACCGTAAGGATTTAAACTTTCCAAAGTTGAAATTGCGGTTTAGTGAAGCACCAATTGTATTTCGTGAAATTAAAACTGATGGTAAAGGGGCGAAGTCCATCACTGGCAAAGCGTTAGCGTTGTGGCAAAAACGCCGGCATGGAGATACTGCGCTGAGTGATGCGTGTATGCGCATCTACAAGAAAAATAGCTTTTTCACCCACGGCTTCATTTATGACAACCGCGTCGTTCGAACCATCGTGGCAGGGGATAAAAATTGTTTGTTTGCTCAGCCACGCCAACTGACCAATCGTGAATATGTGCTCGCGTCTACATTTCCGACTGACTATAACTTCTTGAATCTCGATGTGCCATATGTGGTGGGGATGTCCGTGCCACCCGTGATGATGGCTCAGGTTGCCTACCAAATCTACCAACAATGGTTTTCGAAAGGAGAAAACTGATATGTCTAGGCGATCAACAAAATCAACAGAATCAACAAAGAACACCCGAAGTACCCTCAAGAGCAATCCGTATGCTCTCTTAGACGACTTTGGCAAGAAAATGGTTGATCTAAAACTCGAAGGGTGGAAGTATCAACGTCTTGAAACCGTGGCAAAGAAAGCAGAACAAACGATCAGAACGTGGTTTATGGATGGTGGCCAGTATCACTTAGCGTATATATGGCGACGGAACCAACTGTTAGATGAAGCGACCAAAGACTTTGATGATGCCGAATTTCATCTTAAGCAAGGTGTCGCTGATGCTGTGGTTGTTTTGAAAACCGAAGTGGCCAAGAAAAATTGGAAAGCTGCTGTGGCACTGCTCAAAATGGTGGGTTTTGATATTCAGAAAGTCATTGTTAAAGAAGAATCCGAAGGAACAAAAATCTTAAAAAAACTGATTGCCACACGCCGCCATGCCCGACATCACACTCGACCAGCTGTTCAAGCAGAATAATCAGCGGATTTCGTTTTCCCCAAAACAACAAGAAATCTTTGATCTGATTATTGATCTGGCGCATCCACGCAACCAAATCATTGCACCTACTCAGTATGGCAAGTCACTCACCGTAGGTTTAGCTGTTTTAATCTGTGCCGCCATTATGGGGGAGCGGTTCACCATATTGGCACCCAGTGAAAAGAAAGCGCAGATCATCATGAGCTACATCATTGAACACACGTTTGATGATGCTATTTTTCTGGAGAAGCTTGAGCTGGATAACAAAATGTCGCTGGATCGGTTGAGACGAGAGAGGTCACGCACACATCTCACGTTTCGAGGTGGCGGTGGCGTCATGGTGTTGACCCTTGATGCGCGGAACAGTAAACGCAGCATTGAAGCAGCCATGGGTTTTGGTGGCAACCGCATTATTCTGGACGAAAGCTCACTGATTGATGACACGCTCTATGCTACTGTGAAGCGCATGCTTGGAGGCTACAAGTATGACGACACTTTTCTACTTGAGATCGGCAATCCATTTCACCGCAATCATTTTTATCGTACTTGGCACAGCAACCGCTACCACAAAGTCTTCATCGATTACCACACTGGCCTACAGGAAGGCAGATATTCACAAGAGTTTATTGATGAGATGCGGGAAGAAGCCTTTTTTGATGTCTTTTATGAATGTCAGTTCCCACCAGAAGATGCGGTTGATGAGCGGGGGTATCGTCGACTCGTGACCATGGAAGATCTGGAAAAAAGCTTTATTGATTCTCCAATTCACGAAAAAGATGAGGAACTGCGGTTAGGGGTTGATATTGGTGGGGGCGGTGATTCAAACGTGTATGTACTGCGTTCAACCGATTATGCCTGGGTTGAAACGCATAACCGGAGTAGTGACACCATGACCAATGTCAAAGAAATCGAGCGCATTCTTGAAACCTATCCATCACTGCAACACGAACATATCTTTATTGACGATATTGGTATTGGCCGAGGAGTCAGTGATCGCCTGCAAGAAATGGGAATCAATATCACTCCTGTCACCGTTGGAGAAAAAGCTCAGGAAGACGGGAAGTATAAAAATCGTAAAGCGGAAAATTTCTGGCAGCTGAGCATGTGGGTCAAAGCAGGTGGCAAGTTAGCGAAAGAAGAAAAGTTTAAACAATTGGTCGAAATCAAATACAAAATCAGCACGGATAAAGTGCTGCAAATTGAGCCGAAAGATGAACTCAAAAAGCGAACTGGCAAATCACCGGACTTTGCTGAGGCACTGATGTTAACTTTTACTGTGGAAACTCCACAACCGAACATACAATGGCTATGAACAATCAAAAATATATCTCACTGATGTCACTTGATGAATGTGTGGGCTCACTAGAACCATCATTTAGTGAAGAAGAAAAAATTGACCATTCACTAGAAGTAGCAGAGATCACCAGTAAATACACTGGTCTCAAAAAGCAGGTCGTTGAGTTGTTATTGGAAGGCTACAGCTTTTTTGAGATTGTGACCAAAACAGAGCAAAAGAAAACGGTGATTTACGACATTAAAAAAGAGTTAATGCAAGATTTTCAATCACTCTACCACCAGCAACGAAACTATCGGTTGAACAAAGAGCCAGCACCACTCACGATAGTCCTCAATCCTTTGAAAGAACGAGTAGCGCAATCAACACTGCAAAACTTCACTGAGCAGTTTATCACTGAATACAGTACTGCTTTACCACAAGTTCCTCCAGCTCAATTGGATACACTCGATCATCTATGGCGTACAAATCAAGCAATCCTTACCAAAATACATGATCCAGTGATAAAACAGTTCGGTTTCACTATGTATTTGCTCAAAATGCTTTTCCAACGAAAAACTGCCCTCTCGATTGCAAATTTGTTACCAACAAAGGCAGAAGTGAAAACGTATTTCCGTGTATTTCACTCAGTAATCAAAAGCAGCCCAGTCCTCAGACATGACTTTGACCTCCAAGCCAGCTCAGTTATTGATAAATTTACTTTCCAATTTCTTGATGGAACACTAGTGAGTTTCCGACCACCAACAACTGAAATTGCACCCAAGCACAGTTTATCGATTATTCAGTCAGCTGAACAAAGCATCATCACTTCAGAATATAAAGTGCTCATTCTTGAGTGATCAGTTACGATTCCAGAAGGAAATGCTCTTGTCTTACTACAATGGAACATGAACCGGTTCCAAAAATTTCTTCAAGGAGTGAGTACAAAGCTACTTTCTCCTACCGTTGCCGGTGATAAACCCGTCTTTCAATCGTTTTTCTCATTTTTGAGTCCAAGTCGAAAGTTTACTCGGTTTGAGTACTACTATGGTACCGCGTATTCGTGCATTGATGCCATTGCCACCTCAGTATGTTCGGCTGAGTTTGGATTGTACATTGGCGATAAAGATGAAAACTCACCGGTAGACAATCATGAGGCCATTACCCTGCTTCATTGTCCAAATGGTTTTCAAACTGGCGTTGATCTGATTTACACCATCAGCTCACACATTGATGCGCATGGTGTGGCCTACTTGTACCCAGTTAAAAGTTTGAATGGTCAACATATTGTGCAGTTGTGGGCACTTGATCCCTCAAAAATCATTACGGTGCTCGGGGATAACTTCATCGATGGCTATGTGTACGTAAACCCTAAAGGTGTACGAATTCCCTTTGCGCCAGCTGAGTTAATTCCGATCATGCGACCCAACCCTTTTGCCCTGCACATGGGTGTTTCAACCATTGAAATGGCGCGCTATGCCATTGAAGGAGATCTGAGAGCTCAAGAGTGGAATGCCACCTTTTTTGAGAATGGGGCAACTCCCTCAGGAGTACTCACCAGTGATGTGGCAATCAATGACATCACGTTTCAACAAATTAAAAAACGTTGGCATGAAAATTGGGAAGGCAAAGAGAATGCCCATAAAACCGCAATTTTAGGTGCAGGACTCAAGTACCAACAACTCTCGCTGAGGCAAAAGGATATGGACTTCCTGGAGCAACGGAAATTTAACCGTAATGAGATTCTTTCCATTTTCAAAGTGCCAAAACCCATCTTGGCCATTAGTGATGATGTGAATCGTGCAAGTGCAGAGACAGCGGAATATGTGTTTGCCAATCGGGTGATTAAACCACGACTGTCACTGATCTTTGAAAAGCTCAACGAGTTTTATTTGCCGCTCTTTAAAGGAACTGAGGGCATGATGCTCGATTTTGAAAATCCTGTCCCAGAGAATGAAGCACAACAACTGGAAGAAGCGAAAGCGGGTGCTAATATTTGGCTCAAAGTGAATGAACTGCGCCAAAGAGATGGATTTGACCCCATTGATGGCGGCGATACCCTCTACGTGCCAAATACCTATGTCCCAATTACCCTAGCGTCACAAATGACTGAGTTGCCAAGTCCACCAGTTGCTCAGCAACCAGTACCACCCGCAAAAGCGATGACAAAAGCAGTGAGCCAACAGCGCAAACGAGAAGTGCAGTACATGGCTAAACGTAATCGATACCTTGCACAACAGGAAACAGCGTATCAAAAGGATCTCCAGCCAGCGTTTGATGAGCTAATTCGATTCATTAAAGAAGGAAAAAAGAGCGGAGAAACTAAAGCACCGGCAGATGTTGAGGCTGTCTTTCATCAAGTCATACCGAACCTGACCCATTGGCAAGCCAACATTGCTAAACTCACTTTTACTCACGGCTATCAAGTGATGACGGAAGCTGTGCAGCAAACCTCAGAGTCATTTGATTTTGCGGTTCCACCCATTGAAAACTTGAATGCACGAGTTTATATGGAGAAACGCGCGCAAGACTCTGCAGAAACAATTACCAATACAATTCTCAGCAGAGCACGAGAGATCATTGCTAATCAATTTAAAGAGGGAATTTCTGACCTCGATACCGTCAAAAGTGCCATTGCTAGTGATCTCAAAGACACAAGTGAGTATAAAATTTCGAGAATTGCGCGAACAGAGCTGATTGATGCCTATTCCCAAGCTGCCACCGAAGACTACAAAGCATCTGGCATTGTCGAACAAGTCAAATGGCTTGTTGCGCCTGATTGTGACGATGAATGTTTAGATAATGCCGATGAAGTGATTAGTCTAGGCGATGCATTTCCTTCCGGTGATGATGATCCGCCAGTCCATCCAAATTGCCGGTGTTGTGTGGTACCTTTTTTCAATTAATAAAAATTAAAAAATTTATAGATATACTAATAATTTTTCAGTAGTTGCTAATCTTTGGTGTATTATGCAAGTCCACTTCTACTGGTTTTAACGGATTAGCGGGGACACTGCCTTGTGCATACATTGCTGGTACTCTCGAATAATCATTTAAATTACCGGACACAACTGTCGTGACATTCGGAAATGGGGGAATTGTCCCAGAAATAGTTGATAACGAAATAAGGCTATTATTCAAATTGTTTTTTATCTGCAATGCTTGGTAGCTAAGTTCTTCCGCTTCTTTTGTTTTAGTCTTAATTTTTGCAGCTCCATCCTCAATTTGTTTTGCGTTCTTTATGGAATTTTCTAGCTGAACTTTAACTTGTTCCTGTAAGTTCTCTATCATTGCTTTTGACTGGTTCATAATGTTTGCAGTATCTTGATACATTTTTTTAATGGCATCGGCATTTTTTTCTGCTTGCTTTTTGAGTTGGTCGTTTCTCCACAATAAAAAACCCAGAACTAAAAACATAAAAGTTGTCACTCCAAAGAAAATTCCACTCATCATTTGAAGAAAACCAACCTGTCCATTTATTATTGATAGGATTGTGTCAGTTCCCGGTGAAGTTGGTGGCACAACGGATTGAATTGCAGCAGGTAAAGGAACAACGCTGGGTGATGCTATTAGTGCGGTGATCATCATGTCTGATTTTAACACTAGAAAGTAACCAGGGAGGTAGTAAAAGAGGAAAGATTACTCTCAGTTTCAGAAGAAATCACTCACGTTTCAGTATGCTGGAACATGAGTCAAACGCTGTTTCTCAAAGCCCTCAAAAGTTCCATTGATGAAACCCAAATGGTCTTAAATGCCGTGGTGGGGTCGACTGGCGTCATTGATCGCCAAGGGGAGAGTGTCAATCCGAAGGGGTGGCTTCTCGATAATTACCTCAAGAATCCGGTGATTTTGTATGCCCACAACTATGCTGCTCTTCCGATTGGTAAAGCACTGCGCGTGTGGCTGGAAAATGATCAACTGATGTTTACGATCCAGTTTGCCAAAACGGACATGGCACAAGAGGTCTTTCAACTCTACAAAGATGGGTTTCTGAGTGCATTTTCGGTGGGATTTATTCCACGCAAAATGGATGAGACTGGTCAATTCACCTTTGCGGAAACTGAGTTATTGGAATTATCAGCTGTCCCAGTACCGGCAAATCCACAGGCGCTCGCGCTTTCCGCTGAAGGAGTGACGAAAATCAAATCCTTCGAAGAAAAATTTGCGACGGTGATTGCAGAAGCAAAACCACAAGAAGAAACTCCGCAAGATCTCGAATCTGTCCCAGTAGAGCCCACAATTGAGCCAGAACAAAAAGATGTTATTCAAAAAGTCGGCCGCACACTCTCTGCCAAACACGAAGGTTTATTACGCTCAGCACTGGATGGGTTGACCCAGGTGCTCTCCTCACTTCCCGAAACCTCTGATGACAAAATGGCGTTGCCTCAGGACGATGCACACGCGCACAGCGGTACAGACGATGATTCAATCGCAGTACTCAAGGCGTTGCGCGACAGCATGAGGACTGCGGACAAGAGTTTTGGCCAAGGGCTGAAACTCATTAATGACATTCTGAAAGCAGAGAGAAAGAAAATTACTTAAAAAGGAGTTCTATGCAGAACGATGAAGCAAAACACTTATTGGAAGAGGTGAAAAAAGGGGTGACCGAAGAAGTCTTGGAAAAGGTCAAGTCATTTATGGCTGACCGCAAAGACATTTTTGGTGCTGGTGAGCATGAAGACGGCAATACCAAGAAAATGGACTCGAAGCAAAAGACTGCCGAGTACATTCGCGCCAAGTTTGCTGGTGATACCTCAAAAACTAAAGCGTTGTCCGAGGGAACTGCCGCAGCTGGTCAAGAGTTAGTGCCGATCTATTTTGCCAATGAGATTGTGCGTTTAGCACCAAAGTTTGGGATTGTGCGCGCCAATGCCCGCAAATGGCCAATGGGTGCCCCAACGGTGAAAGTGCCAACGGCTGGGACAGTCACCGCGTATCGTGTTGGTGAAAAAGCCGCCATCAACTCGTCTGCACCATCAACTGGCTTTGTGACGCTCTCCGCCAAAAAGTTAGCCTGTATGATTCCGGTCTCTAATGAGTTACTCAAAGATGCTGATGTCAATTTGGTGGATTTACTGGCTCGGTTATCAGCCGAAGCCTTAGCCAAACAAGAAGACACTTGGGGACTCATGGGTACGCAGACAGGTGAAGGCATTTTCCAAAATGCGTCGGTTCCAGTATTCACTCTCGCGACTGGAAAAACCACGTACGCGCAAGTGACGGCTGATGATTTGCTTGATACTCTGTCGCTTTTGGATATGAGCGCCGTCACAGAAGCCAAGTGGGGCATGCACTTCTCGGTGTTCAATGCCCTGAGAAAGCAAAAAGCCAACACTGCCGGTGTCTACCTAGTCCAAGCACCAACGGATAACATGCCAGCCAATATCTGGAACGAACCCGTGGACTTTGCTCGTGTATTACCAGGCACTTCCGCAGGATCCCAAAATGGGACGGTGTTTGCCTACGCGGCCGACTTCAACTACATGTTGATGGGCGACATGAATCAGTACGAGATGGAAATCTCAAGAGATGCCACCATCGTCGACACTGATGGGTCAACTTCACTCAACTTGTTTCAACAAGACATGAGTGCGGTGCGGATCACAGAGCGTATTGATATTCAGTTAGCAGAAGCTGCGAAAGCCTTTGCCGTGGTGAAGACATCGTTAACGTAATCGTTTGATGACCACCAGTCCCATGCTTGGGACTGGGAATGATCAAATAATTCATCAATACAAGGAGAACTCTATGAGAGTGAAAATGCTACGCACCGTAATGTTTGAAGAAGAACTGTACCCACTCGATCAGGTGGTAGAAATTAGTCAGGCCACTGCAGCCGCTTTGGGCGACAGTGTGGAAGTCCTCGAAGTCGATGATGACAGTGATGCGGATATCGACACCAAAGCCATGAAGGCCAAGAAAAATAAAATGATGACTCCTGAAATGGCACAAACGAAAGATGTCTAACCATGCCAACGCAAAAAGAGTATCTCTCCCTCACCGGTTACAGCGGGGTGGTGACTGCGGATATTCTTGCGTTTCTAGGGCGAACTACTGCCTCCATTCCTGAACAAATCGTCATTACTCAGTTGATTGATGCAGCCGAGATGTATTTCTGCCAACAATGCAGTCGCCAGTTTGCCAATGCGTTAGCGACTACTCCCACAGTGGATATTGTGTTTTCCTCCATTCTTGATGCAGGTCTGAACAATCTCCTTTTTGAGAATTTTCCCGTCAAGCAAGTCAACAAAATTTTGTTGGACAATATCACTGTCTACGATGCTACCACTCCTTCAACTGCCAGCTATAAAATTGGCTTAGATTTTTTTGTGCGTCCTGATGAACTGATTTTTTACACCAAACTTCAATCAGCTATTGATCCACATAATGCAGTGGAAGTGGATTACACCATTGAAAAGTTCTGGGGCAGTGATGTGACGCTCGCCATCAAACGCTGGGTGGCAGAACTCTTTTTGAGTAAAGAGTATGGGGGACAAAGTATTTCGCGCATGGGACTCACTGGTTTGAATCTTGATTTTGATGTGAAGAGTAACCCGACGTACATCCAATCAGTCATCAATACATATCGAGTACCCAATGTCTAACTATGTATGCCAACTGCCAAGTCACCATTAAAAATATTGCCGGCGATCAAAATAGCAAAAGCCAGGTGACTCAACTCACTGGCATCAATGCGCTCATTTTGCCCGCATCTGACCAAGTGCTCGCACTGTATCCAAGTCTACCGATTGGCCAAAGCTTTTCTGTGGTGGTAATGACTGACGCCATTACCTCACTTCCGACTGAATCAGAGTTATCAATTACTGATGCGATGCAAAGTGAACTCATCGTTGGACAAAAATTTGTGGTCAAAGATGAAGCACGGAAAAACAAAGTGAATGGACAATATATCTTTACTGCCACGGCAGTGAGAATGAGCTAAATATGACAGACGAACTCTTTACCGTTGAACTCAAAGGCTTTCAAGAGTTTTTTGCGGCCTTGCAAAACTCACCAAGTATCTGTGCAGATGTGTCACAAAAAATCATGAAGCGGATGACCTTGATGGCCAAAGGCACAGCACAAGAGAATGCACCAGTGGACAAAGGTATTTTGCGCTCAAGTTTGACTGACCAAGTGCAAGGGTCAAGATTAGACACCGTTGGTCGTGTTGGCACCACCATTTCCTATGCCACCTTCCAAGAACTTGGCACTGGCATCTATGGACCAAAAGGGGAGCCCATTCGACCAGTGAATCGAAAGTTCCTCCAGTTTCAAACCAAGGATGGCAAATGGATTAGAGCCCGCGAAGTCAAAGGCACCCCAGCCAAAGGCTATTTGCAAAAAGGACTCGCAGAAGTGATGAATAAACTCGGAGATATTAAAACGTTCGGCGGCAATTTACTCGTTCAACAACTGAAACAAGCAATGAAATTATGAGCTACTCATCCATTATCACCACGCTTCAAACCAAAATTGCGGCCATTAGCGGAGTACAAGCTTGTCTCACTAGTGAGCCCAAGCAATTTACGGTGTATCCAACAGTGACGATCATGCCAATTGGCCATACCCAGAACTACAAAAGCTTTCGAGATACAGAATATCACTATAATTTTATGATTCGCATCTATGCACAACTTGATGGCACATTCACGGCATCACAGACCAAAGTGAGAGATAT